GCTAGATTACCTTCTGAAGTTTAAGTACTTCAACGAGGACATGACCGGCATGACCCCGTAATGGACTATGTCCACATACATCTATTGTAATACAGATGTATTATGAGATGATGGAACTGCTCTCGATAACTTCTTCATCGGAGTAGTAACTGGGATAGACCTTACGGACTGCTTACATGGTTCCACTGTGTGGAAGCCCCCCAACAGACAGATGTCTCATGGGGTCTCAAGAAGTCCCTTGCTTTCTCTTCAGTTAGAGTAAGAAATTACCGACCTGACAAAACCAGGGAGGAGAACAATTACACAGTGACTAGTGTGGACTAGCACAACTAGGTCTGGATGGATGTTAGGCCAGCCTAACTTATGGACAGCTGCGAAGCTGAAAAACCATAACGAGACACCGTGGTGCCGATGGAAAAGACCAGCTTTACCGTTGATGCTGTGGCCATGAAGACCCCAGAGTAAAAGGTAACACCTTCGGAATTATATGCTATTTGTCGCTTCTCAACAAGGGTTAAACCCGTTTGTGAAGTGAGGGATGGAGAGTCATTTGTTGAACTTGTATTAATATAAATTGTAATCAAGATCATCAAATTCGGCTCAACATTCGTTAGCATAAGAGTTCCTGAAGATGAGTTGAAGGATCCACCTAGTCCTTCGCTAACCTGACTACTCGCGTATGCTTCGAAGACATAGCTCATAGTAGGGCTCGGACTAGGTAAATCTAGTTTGGGTTCTTATCCAAAAGTTCTACGTCGTATTCAACACAAAGGTATCCTACGAGGTAGTTAGTTGTAGTTATTCCTTCTGTCGAAATGAGGAAGTTACCTAGATTATAGGTCTTCGCATCTGCTCCAGTTGGAATGGTATTAGCTGTGTACAACCAGCTATTGTTACTAGGACGGTTAACCGGAATACTAAGTTCTTCTGACTTCCAAGGTGCGAATGAGGTGAACTTTGCTAAGTTCGTCATTGCAACACCTGTTGAAGGAGTTGAATCTAAAGTATCAAAGTCAACTGCCATGGTAACATTTCCGGCTATTGATGTAGGGCTGTTATTGATAAAGAAGAATCTCAATTTATGAAATTTGTATTTATCAAATAATGCAGCAATACTAGATAACCAAGGAAAGGTTGTTGTATTAGCAGGATTAATACTATAATTATCTGCTTTAAAATTACCAGCTGTTGTTCCGTTTGAAGTCACATTGGCAATTCTTTCCATTTGATGGATTCTCAATGCCTTACTTTGACCAGACCATGTAGGAATGGTTGAAGCAGGAGCTTGATTCTCCTTCTTACGGTTTGAGTTGACAGTAACTTTCTTAACGGATTTACTACGTTGTAGTTGAGTTACTTGGTTTTTCAAAGCTTTGTTTTGCTTAATTAAATCAGATTTAGTAATGTTTGACATTGTATTGGATCCAGCCTGTCAAAGAAGGCTCGACTATACATCATATGTAACTGGTTAAGACCAGCTTAACCGTGTAGTCTGTCGGCATTTACGCTCCAGGCGATTTAGCACGGAAGTATTGAGCAAGCTCTATACCCAGCTTACACCGTTTTAGTCAATTTAATACATATGACCCAATTACACATGTACAACATGAGGTTTCATCATGGAATCCCTAGAAACATTATAAATGTCTTGGTAGTGTGTGTGACCAGTATTGAAGTCAATCCAATACCAGCCCTTTGATCGATAGCGAGAATTTTGCTGTCCAATTTCAGGATCAAAGAATTTGGAATCTTCAATCGAGTAATCGGAAAGTAAATAATCTACCGGCATATCGTGTACACTCACAAGTTTGTATGGAAAACTGAACAATTTATCGGTTTTCAGTCTAGGTTCTCTACTCATCTTCACAGAGGATGGTAGTCTAACACCGTGCTTAATCGTAAGCAGTGGCTTAGAGAAACTTGTTGGACGTTGTGACATGAGGGGAAGATCGTATAGCCTCTTAGTTTCATTACTCTGATTTATGTTCAAAGGTGACGTTTCAGGTATATATTCTAACCTGTCATGGAAACCCAAATCGATACAGGTATACGATTTGCTTTTGGTTTCTGCTTTTACCAGTCTTAGGATAAACTTAGTCGGGTCAATACCAGATCGAGCCCGTCTTAGGGAGTTTCTCATATAATAATGAGCAAGTTTCCTTTGATGACTAGTGAAGGTAATGTGCTTTCGAACTTCGGGATCCAGCGGGAAGCCGATACCACCTAGATGTCGATTGATGAAGAGGTTTAGCTTACCATTGCGCGTAAGCCTCTCAATAAGGTTCTTATGATAATGAACAAACCTTTTATGGGCGCGGAATTTATCCTTAGCACCATTGATGACTTCTTCATACCAATCCCAGAGGGGTAAAACCCTGACATTATCACGGGCGGTAACCTTAGCCTTTCCGGTCAACAGACCTGGATTAAAGTAAGGAATCTGATCAACAGTTCCTGTAGTACGGTTTTCTGAAAAGAGCATAGAATTCATGGTAAAGTAACGAGAATGAATATAGTTTTTACCTATAGACAAATCGAAACCCACACTATGGATCTTCTCTTGCCAGATGGAGTACATTTCGGGATTAGATGGGAATAAGATATCATCTCCGTTGATTCTAACCGGTAAGTCTTCAAGTTCAACTTGTCGACCAAGGTAAGTCTCTAAAGCATACCAGTATGCTACGAGATTGATGATACACAGGATGGGAAATGAAAGTGTGGATCCCATAAGTTGACCATTACGTTGAAGTACAGAAGGTACTTGTACTTTCTTTTCAATATAACGGACATTCTTAAAGTGATTCTTATCCTTTAATTTCCTCCTTCTGGGTACCTTCAAGGTTACCTCTGGATAGTGGAGACGTTGTTGGTAAATAACCCGTCTAAGAATATTCTTGAAGTCTTCAGAATAGTTTGAATGTTTAAGCATTTCTTCGAATACCAAAGCTGTCATTCGGATGTCAACACCGTCAGTAGCTCCGGAGTAGTCTCCTGAAACCCAAGAGTCAAAATGGATATTATATTTCCTTTCAAAGGTATCCCTTTTGTCTCTCAAGTCAATGATGTGTTCTAAAGTGAGTGGTGTACCTGTCGCCAAGAAAATATCAAAATTTTGGAGATAGGACCACATATCTTTCTGAGCCGTTCGACTTAACCAGTAAGGAACAGACTCCCCTTTAGTGATCAGTCTAACTTTGAGGGGTTCAAGGATTCCATGAACTTCAACATTGAGTTTACGTTCACCGAAGTAAGAAGCTTCTTTAACCACGGTTTCAAAGTCTGGAATAGCAGGACCATAAAGATCGACTTTATGACCCTTACCAAGATCGACTTGGTCTTGATAAGACATACCGAAGTGGTCAATTAACCAATCCCGAACTTCTTCACGTTGTCCACCATGACTTCTAGTATTGGTGAATGATGCGGAAGTAGATGCCTCATAGAACTTTGGCTTGTCAAAAGCAAAAGTCTTAAGAGCTCTTTTAATGTAAGGGATAAGTTGAAGATCAAC